GGCAACCGTTGTAGGAGCTAAAGTTACGGGCTGGTTGTAAATATCAAAAGAGCTATACACGGTTTTTCCTCATAGTACCATTACTTTTAATATATTCTAATCCCTGTTCGCTTGCCTGCCCTACCATAAAGCAAATTAAATTCACGATAAATTAAATAACCAAGAGCATCATTCATGTGGTCATATCCATTCTGTTTGTCTGGATCTCCTGTCTTTTCATCGTAGCTTTGCAATTCAAGGCACTCAATCAGACGAGTGCAACTGGCATGAATCGCCAAACGTCTTTCCCCTTTGCCGTTCTGTAGTAACGCATTGACGGTTGCAACTCTATCTTTGATAAAGGGGTTGCTCTTGAGAGCCATTGAACCGAAGCCGTAACCTTGGAGTATGGCGAGATCTGTCTTTGATGCGTTAATCGTTGAACGTGCTGAACCACTAGCGTCAGGGTAAACTAATATTCTGTTTGAAGGATAACGTCTAAGTAACTCCTGTGCCAACGCATCTGTATCTTTTTGTTTGGATATTTCATCAATGATCACCAGCTTGTCACCATCTCTCACACCAATGACGCAGTTGCAGTTCATCACATTGAAATCGATACCGCAAAGTAAAGTCTCCATCTTGGTATCAAACGGTATCTTGTTGATGACATGATGCTCCCTGGAGAACCTGTTATAAACTTGTCCGCTAGTTAAATTGACCCATTGTCCTAGTAAATAAGCCTTGATCAGCTGCGGTGGATAATTTTCCTCAAGAGATTGAATAAAGTTGTTAGGTAGATAAGGATTATCTTTTGTCTTTGCCTGGATTAATCCTGTATCTGATTTTTTATTTTTTTCAAATGTTTCAAATGCCCAGCCATGACCTTCGGGAGTTGTTGTTGCATAAAACTGTTGAACATTACCTGATCTAAGTCTTGCAAGTGCCATGTTCATTGCGCTCTCTGCCTCTCGTTTCGGGATAGTGTCTGCCTCATCAAATCCCACTGCACAAAGATTCTGGCCTCGTAATCGTTGATAAGTAAGCATTGTTCTAAGCAAGATCGTATGTGTTCCCTCTGCAAACTCCAAAGTATATTCCGCTAACGGAGAAGCTCTGAAACTAAAAGGTATTTGCCATTGATCTAACAGTTCATTCATCGTTCTTTGCAAAATATCTCTAAGCATTGGCGCAGTCGGTTCAAAGATTGCTGATACATGACCAACATTGAGTGCTGCCAGTATGCAAGATTTTGAAATTAATGCGTGAGTTTTACCAGCACCAAAACCACAAACAAGTGCTAATTTTCTATGATCCATGTCCTGACAGAACTCTGCTTGATGCGGAAGTAAATCTTGTGATATACGTTCTATCGCCTGCTCTGCTGTCGGCAAATCATAAGCACCAATTTGATATAAAACATTCCCTGGTCTTGCCGTATCTAAAATGCTCACGAAACAATCTGTGCAAGTTTAGCTGCTGTATTGATCGCACCAAGAGCTATGTGATAATGACCAGCCCTCCTAGCTTCCATCTGTAAGGTGCTACATTGAGCCAAAAGGTCGGCCACCATCTGAGGTCGTTCCATATCCCAATCCTTCTTCAACTCGTTTCTAGCTATGTTTATGTACTTACAACAGGCTCTTTCCCCCACCCCCCAATTCTCGGCTGCATAACGCACGCAATCGGATCTACGGCCACCATTTGCAATAATACGAGCAAACTTCTGTGACCTGATTATGGTTTCAGCTTTTGATCCTTTTTTACCCATTAATTAGATGATACACGTTCTGCAGTCTTGCCTGTAAAATCTTCCCATCTTTTTACTATCACATCACAGTATTTAGGATCTAATTCCATCAATCTTGCTTTTCTTTTGATGCGCTCAGCCGCAATTAAAGTTGTTCCAGAACCACCAAAAGAATCAAGAACTATTGAATTTGGTTTCACTGAATTTGCCATTTGATATTGAAATAATTTTATTGGTTTCATAGTGGGATGTTCTTTACTCCTTGTGGGTCTGTCAAATTCTAATACTGTCGTTTGTTTTCTATCAGTATTCCAGGTATGAGCAGCTCCTTCTTTCCATCCATATAGACAAGGTTCATGTTGCCAATGATAATCTTGGCGGCCCATGACCATTGATGATTTAACCCAAATAAGACATTGACGAATTTTCCAGCCAGTATCTTTTGCTGCCCCTCTAAAGTTATACCCTTCTGAATCTGAGTGCCAAATATAAAAAGTTGCACCAGGTTTTAAGAAAGAATCTGCTGTGGCATAAACTTCTGCCAAAAACTGTCGAAAACTATCATCAGACATTGAATCATTGTTAATTTTCAATTTATCTTGAGTTTTACCCTCATAATTTACGTTATAAGGAGGATCGGTTAACCAAAGATCAGCAAGCTGATTATCCATAAGTTTTTCTAAATGCTGAACATTTGTTGAATCACCACATACAAGTTTATGATCACCGAGAAGATAAAGATCCCCTGGTTTTGTGACTGCAATTTCTGGAACATTTGGAACAGAATCAGGATCAGTTAAACCATCAATTAAATCTGGTTCTCCTAATATTTCTGATAAATCATCAGAATTAAACCAAGGTTCAAGATCATGATCTTCTGAAAGTTGTTGGAGCATTTCTGTATCCCACTCAGAGAGGTCAGAGGTTCTGTTGTCTGCAAGAGCGAGGCCAATTTTTTCATCTTCTGAAAGCCCAGTTCTTTTTACAGCAATGATTTCTTTACCATCTGTTTCTATTACTTTAAGATTTTTAATCCCTGCTGCCTTTGCCCCAGCGATTGTTCCATTCCCTGCAAGTATGCGGTTGTTTTCATCAATCACAATTGATCTTGCAGCACCAAATTTTTGCAGTGATTCTTTTATAAGTTTTGAGGAACGATCAGTACGCTTGCGAGCATTTTTAGGATCGTTTTGTAAATCATTTATTGAAGTCATAAACACATGGTAGTTCAATATAAAAAAATAACAAAATGAGACTCATTTGAGATTAGGCAGGTGTTCCCACGTTCCCGATGTTCCCACCTTTGCACCAAACTTACCTCGCGTTATATTTATCCCCTATATCCCCAAAATATACTATATATATATTTATATACTATATACTAGGAACATAAGGAACATATATATATATAGTAGTTATAGTAGGGATTTTGAGCGTTCCCGAAGGTAGGAACAGGGTAGGAACAGTAAGGAACATCAGGATGTTTTTTGAAACCAGACCCATTTCGGTGTTCCCATCACTCTTTTCTTTTTTCGATCATATTTGAGACTGCGTAAGATTTGACTTACGGTCATCATGTCACTTTTTGTTTGTCTTTCGATAGGTTTTTCGATGGCATCTGTTAACAAAACTTCAATAGTAATATCTTTAACTGAGTTGGATGGATCATTCAACCAATGACTGATAACAGATGACCAGGGAGAATCAACCATGTATCCAAGATTTTCTTTTTCAATTTGGTTTTCTTGTTTAAAGGATAAAAAGTGCGATTCTTTATTTTTAAAGGCATGAACGGCAGCCGACCAGATGTAATCACGTTCAAGCTGTAGAGAATCAAGCTCAATTGATTTTGTAGTGCAGGGTATTATATGAAATCGCCTGTTTCCTGTATCATCTATTAACAAACCTGACTCTTTATTAGTTGATCCGACTATGATGCCACGTCTGGGCCATTCTTCTACGGCTTTTCCATAAGGAACACGAAGGAGGTCGGTTGATCTTGATAGAAAAGCTTTTACCACCCCTGCGTGTTTGCGACTTGTAACTCCATCAATTTCTGACCATTCCATACCCCATGAACGGTGAAGGACTAAAAGATCATCTTTAGATGAAATATCACCGAGGGCATCTGAGAAGAAAGGCCCAAATAATGTTTGCCAAAAAGTGGATTTTTTTATTCCCTGTGAACCTTGAAGAACAGTTGCTGTGTCATGTTTGCAACCTGGGATATAAACTCTTCTTACTGCGTTTATAAGAGTAAGTTTGAGCATGGTGTCATATATTGTCGGTTTGTTAAGGCTTACATCCTGTGGTCTGAGATAAAAGGTTGCCAATCTGTCTATTATATACTTTTCAGGTTTAATTTCGTTGTAGCAATGATCAAGATATAGCTTTACTGGGTCATATTCATTTTCATGGGCAACCTTTAGGAGACAATCTATTGCCATTTCCTTCGGTACTTTGTAACCAAGTTCTGCAAGTGTCAGATAAAAAAGTTCAATATTTTTTATTACTTTGCCATCCATTTCTATTGAATGGGAAAAAGTATTAAATCTGATTTCGTGTTTAAGGTTGCGTAAAAAGTTTATAAGTTCCTGTGATGTGAGTTGTTCTAATTTACGAGGAACTGGTGTTGATTCTTCTTTTGGTTCTATTGAAGTGGGGAAGGATCGTGGTGGTGGAGTCCAACCATCTTCTGATGCAAACTTTTGGAGAGTGCCTAGAGAAACACCTGATGATTTAAAGGATGACCATTTCTTTTCACAATCACCTGATTGATATTTGCTGTTTTTTTGTGATAACTGTTCCCAATCAAAGAGGAGAGAATCATCGCCAACTGAATGAGCAGCCATACCAATTTTGACCCATGTATCATAATCATCTAAACGGTTTGGATTTATTGATTGAAGAAGAGAACGTGCTTTATCAGAATCTGAGTTAAGGGTTTGAATTTGTGGTGTTTTTTTCTTTTTCGGCTCCATCATCTTTTCGATTATGGCGAGTGGAGCTTCTGCTATTTTTTTAATATCTCTTGGTGATCTACCATCCATCCACCTGTAGCCGTCAGTTTTTGGATGTTTTCCAGATACTATGGATTGAGTACCATTCCAGCGTAGTTCTATCTGTTCAACAGAACCATCCTCATCTTTTACACCTGTTTGAAACTTGCGTGTTTTTATTTTTGACCAATACTTTTTTGGAACCTTATATATGATCTGAAATCTACCGACCCGACCTGATGTAACCATCCATGATGGAGGTAATGAGGAAAGAGAAAAACCCCATTCACCTAATATTTTTGCTGCTGATGGGCCATCATGGTCTAAAAAAAGTAAACCACCTGAGGGAACACCACAGCAAACACCTATACCAGTGGATCTTTTTGCGACAAGCTCCTTGAAAAGTTGTGATTGTTTAAGAGGATTATTCTGCCAATCGTTTTGATAGGGTCTTTTAAATTTGACAGCGACATAAGCCCATTCTTTTGGGAGGTCAAGCAATTCTTCTTTTATATCCATTTTTATGCAGCCTGCTCCATTTTTTCAGCAACAATAAGTCTGAGTAAACAGGATCTTGACTCAGATCCTTTGTTGTCATCAAGCCATTTTATTTGCCCCTGCGAAAGTTGAATATTGATTGTTTTTAAAATTTGCTCTTGTTCCATATCTAGGGTTGTTTATGTGTAACTATAGGGTAAGATACCACTAAAACTAGTATAGTCAATGTTTAAAACTAAAAAAGAACTTGTTTGGCTTGCAATTTTAGATAAATGCAAATTACCATCAACAAAAATGCTTTTATCACAACAGGCAGAACTTCAATGTATTGCTTTAAATGAGGTAGTGATTGCATTGTCACCCAATTGGGAAAATATGATAAAAGCTAGAAAAGCAATAGTTGAACAAGCAGTAAAAGAGGTATTTGGTAATGATATGAAAACTACTTTTATAACTAAAGAAAAATGATCCAGCTTAGAGACTATCAAAAAGTGGCAAGCAGAAAGTTAACCAAGCTTTGTCAGATCAAGAAATGTGCATATTTAAGTGGCGAATGTAGAACAGGTAAAACGCTGGTTGCATTATCTGTTGTTAAGAATATGGCACTAGAAAAAGTGTTGGTTATTACTAAGAAGAAGGCCATACCAAGTATTGAGAGTGATATAAGAAAGATGAATCTTGAAAAGGTAGTATCTGTCACTAACTTTGAAATGCTAAAAAGGTTCAGAGGATCAAGCTGGAATATGATTATTGTTGATGAAGCTCATAGTGTCGGTGCATTTCCAAAACCATCGCAGAGATATCTGAATATTTTAAAACTTAGATATAACAGTATCATTCTGATGAGTGGAACACCAAGCCCTGAAAGCTTCAGTCAACTTTATCACCAATGGTCTTTGACACCATTTTTATGGAGTCATTATCAGAACTTTTACAGATGGGCCAGTGATTATGTTGATGTGAAGGAGAAGAGAGTCGGAACTGGCATTGTCATAAAAGATTATTCAGATGCCAAGCAAAAAAGGATATTGAAGGACATTGAACCTTATACGGTACAGATGACCCAGAAGGAAGCAGGCTTTACTCAGGAAGTGGAAGAGGAAGTGCATATGGTGAAGATGTCCAGGAGAACATACAGATTGGCGTTGAGAATAATCAAAGATGGTGTTATTGGCCGCCCAACAGGAAGATCAGTTGTTGCAGATACTGGTGCAAAGGTAATGAGCAAGTTACGTCAGATTTATAATGGTCATGTAATAACAGAAAGACATGGGGCTATTGTATTTGATAAAAGTAAAGCTGATTATATAAAAGATAACTTCAGTGGAAGGATTGCTATTTTATATTGCTTCATTGCTGAAGGTAAAATGCTGAGAGAATATTTTGGCGATAGAGCAACAGATGATCCTGATATTTTTAATGCCGTCAGTGATTCTGTTTTTATTGGTCAGGTCAAAAGTTGCAGAGAAGGAGTTAATCTAAGCAGTGCTGATCACTTGATTTTTTTGGGAATAGATTATTCTGCACTTAGTTATTTGCAGGGCAGAGAGAGAGCCAGCTTTCTTGGTAGGGATAGAAAGAATAAAATACATTATATTTTTGCTGAGAAGGGAATCGAGCCAAAAGTATATGATGTTGTTAAATTAAAGGAAAGCTACACGATCAATCATTATAGAAATGACCGAAGCACAATATCAGAAGAAGCTGATAGACAAGCACGAAAAAGAAGGGTGGACAGTAATCAAGTTAATTTTGTGCAACAAAGCTGGTTTACCTGATATTGTTTGTATGAAACCAGATGAGGTCAAGTTCATTGAGGTTAAAGGGCCGAAGGGAAGATTAAGTGAGATCCAGAAATACAGGATTGAGGAGTTAAAAGAAAAAGGATTTGATGTAAAAGTAATGAAACCTTGTTGACACTTGTTGACACCTGATGTAATATAAAGGTAAATCAACCCCATTCAAATGAAAATTATCAAAAGAAGAGGTAAGAAAAAACTTTATCGTCAGTTCCAAATGGAGTTACCTCAAACTGTTCGTGAAGAAATCGACAGAATGATTAAAGACCATATTATGGGAACTGAAATATGGGATAACAAACATTTCTGTAATGCTTATTGGAACATTACATTACACCTACAACCTTGGGAGGATTAGCAAAATGAATAAAAAAAAATTTTCCTTTAAAAAAGATGTTGAAGAATTGAAAGAAATAGTACAACAATTAAATAAAAGTTTTTTTTCAATTAAAGAAACTGTTGATCAATTAAGAATTGATTTTGACTTAGCCCAAGAACAAAATCCTTTTAATGTTAATGTCTGGCTGAAGCCATCTGAACTTGCTGCCATTTTAAAAATTAGTAATTCAACAGTTACTAAATGGAGAAACGAGGGTTTATTTAAAAAGACCTCTGTTAAAAAAATGGCTAGAGGAAAAAGAACAGATTTTTATTATCACCGCATTAATGCAATAAAAGATGTTTCATTAATCAAACCAATTCAAATTTTAACTAATAAGAAAACACTCAATCATTATGGAGGCTAAGTAAATGAAAAAACTAAAATTATTAGACACTTTCAGTGGTATAGGAGGATTCTCTTATGCTGCTGAAAAACTTGTTGGTGGTTTTGAAACTACACAATTTGTTGAAATTGATCCATACTGTCAGAAAGTATTAAAAAAACATTGGTCAAACGTACCTATTCACGATGACATCAGAACATTCACAGCAAAGCCTTTTCAATTTGACGCAGTATGCGGAGGATTCCCATGCCAGGATATCAGTACGGCAGGCCGAGGCAATTT